TCGGCCTACGTCGGCCAAGCGCTGGCTGAGCAGCGGATCACGTCGACCCCGAGCGGTGCCGTCAACGTCAGCGCACTGACTGGGGCATACAGCGTTGACGGGCAGTTGGTCGGGGACCTCGATGCGGCCCTCTACGGGGCCGTGGTCCATGCCCGCACCGGCACGGCTGAGTCGCTCGGGGATCGTCTCGCGCTCGGCCGGTCGTGGCTGGACATGATGACGGTGACGCAGGTCGCCGATGCTGCCCGCGCCGCTACGGGCATCGGGATTGCTGCCCGGCCACGCATCCGGTACGTGCGCATGGTCAACCCCGGATGCTGCCAGCGGTGTGCGGTTCTGGCGGGCAAGGCGTCCAAGAGCATCGCTTTCCCTCGGCACCCCGGCTGTCTCTGCCGAGCCGTGCCGACCGGCGACGGATCCACTCACGGTCTCGTCGAGGCGATCGAGCCCGGCGACGTCCGCGACCTCACCAAGGCGCAGCGGCAGGCCATCGCCGATGGGGCCGACATGAACCAGGTCATCAACTCGCACCGCGTCTACGTGTCCCGCGAGGGCATCTACACGCCAGCCCGAAACGGGATGACCACCACCGAGGGCACGACCCGCCGAGGCATCGCAGGCAAGCGCCTGGGAGCCGAGCCGAAGGGCCGTGCCCAGCGGCTGAGCCCCGAGGGCGTCTACGCGACCGCCCGCAATCGAGAGGAAGCGCTCGTGCTGCTCAAGCAGCACGGCTACCTCATCTAGACCATCCCGTGCGGCGCAAGGCCGATGGGACCAACCTCCACGGAGGACCGATGCCGAAGCGCATCCGCAAGTACGGCGTTCCGTTCGGCCTCGCGCCGTTCGGTCCGCTCAGCACGACCGAGGGAGAGCCCGCGGGAGGCGGCTCACTGAAGGTCGAAGAGAAGCCGGATGCCGGAACCGAGGGCGCAAAGCCCGAGGGCGGCAAGGCCGACGACGAGTGGCGCTCGAAGTTCGAGGGTCAGCAGAAGGTCAACCGCGACCTAGAGACCAAACTCAACGGCATCCGGGACGCGCTCAAGGTCGCCGCTGGTGTCGATGACAAGAAGGCTGACGACTCCGACGTGATCGCCGCCGTGCGCGACGAACTCGCCGGGTTGCGTCACGAGAACGCGGTCGAGAAGGCCGCGCGCCGTCACGGGATCACCGATGACGACGACCTCAAGATTCTGGCGGCCGCAACGGACGCCGAAGCGATGGAGATCCTCGCCGCGCGATTGGCCCCCAAGGCCGACGAAGGCGACACCAAGACCAAGCCGGGCAAGCCGGGAACCCCCAAGCCGGACCCCTCACAGGGCAGGGGCGGGGGCGGGGCCGTGCGCCCCACCAGCGTCACGCAGGTCATGGATGACCGACGCGCGGCGCGCGCCAAGACCACCACCTGAATCTCCTGAGAGGAGAACCCAATGCCCGGTCTCACGACCTCCACCTACGGCACTGGCGACTACTCCTGGCTGCTCAACACGGACGGCCTCGATGCCGCCGTGACGGGCGTCCTGGACGTCTCCACGTTCGTAGCTGGCACGCACTACCCGAACGGCTACTTCCCGAGCGGACTCCCTGTCCGCATCGACGACCGCGACGTCATCCGCCCCTGGGCCGACGTTGCCGGCGCGCGCCTCGGCTTCCTCAAGGGCGACGTCAAGACGGATGGCGTCGAGGACGTCAACTGCGCGGTCGTCGTCCGGGGCAACGTCAAGACGGCGAAGGTCGTGGCGATCCTCGCCAGCTTCGTCGTGCCCACCACCGCGGCCCAGCCGCAGTTCGCCTACTGGAGCTGATGACCCATGCCTCTGTGGACTGACCTCATGACCCCCGTCGAGGCGACGGGCATCGCGCGCGATGAGCAGTACCTCATCGAGCAGAGCAAGGGCGGCACCCTCGCCCGCTACCTGCCGAACGTGTTCGTCGACAGCGACCACGTTCGGTTCTACCCGGGCTCGTCGGGTCTCGTGGACGTCGCGGCCTACCGCGCGTTCAACGCTCCCCCGGAGATCGGGAAGGGCCAGGGACTCGTCCGCAAGACGATCGACCTGCCCTCGATCGCCCGCAACGAGCCGATCGACGAGATGACCCAGAAGGAACTGGCTCGCCTCTCCGACGACCGGATCCGCAAGAGCATCGAGGCGGCCATTCGCCGCAACGTGCAGGCCATCTCCTCGCGCCAGGAACTGACGCGTGGCATCGCCATCGAGCAGGGCAAGGTCGTCGTCGACACCGAGAACGTCTGGATAAACGACGACTACGGCCGCAACGCCGCACTCACCGTCACGGCCAGCTCGCTCTGGTCGACGGCTGGCGTCGACCGGATCACGGCGATGACCGCGTGGCTGGAGGTCTACAAGACTTACAACAACGGGGTGCTCCCCGGGCGTGTGCTGATGGGATCGACCGCGTTCGCGGCGTTCTCCGCAGGCTCGCAGTTCGCGACGCTCCTGGCGAACGGCGCGACCCGTCCCGGCCTCAAGGCCGAGATTCTGGCGTTGGCCGAGTCCGCGGGCATCCCGCCGATCGAGGTCTACGACCGTTCGGTCTCGGTCAACGGCACGACCACGAAGGTCTTGTCCTCGAACAAGATCTACTTCGTGCCCGAGCCCGTCGCGCCGGACGACGAGAACGGTTCGCTCCTCGGCGCGACCTACTGGGGCCGCACCGTCTCCGCGGGCTTCGCGTCCTGGGACATCCAGCCCGACGAGCAGCCGGGCATCGTGTGCGGTGTCTTCAAGGAGGACAGCGTGGGTGCCTCGGTCGAGGTGCAGGGCGACTCCATCGGTGAGCCGGTCCTGGCCAACGCCAACGCCTCGATGACCATCACGGTGGTCTGACATGGCGACGGTCAACGCAACCACGATCGTCCGCAAGGGGTACGAGGCTGTCGTGCTCCTGGCTGGCGACGAGATCCCCGAGTGGGCCGCCGACCAGGTTGGCGACCACCTCATCAAGGCCGACGACGAGAAGCCCGCCGACGACGCGGACGACTCCGAGGCCGACGACGAGAAGCCCGCGCCGAAGCGCGCTCGGGCCTGATGTAGGGAGGAGACGCCGTGACGACCACGACCGATGACGTCGCGACCACGCTCGGCGTCTCCTCCCCCACCGACCTCCAGGTCTTCCAGTGGGAACTGTGGATCGGTGACGCGACCCGCGCTATCGACCGCTGGGCCGAACGCAACGGATTCACAGGCCTGCTCAACGCGGCCGATGTCGATTACGTCGTCCGTGAGGCCGTGGCGCTCAAGGCCAAGCGGCCGGACGGCGCGACCCAGGTCGAGGTCGCAGTCGATGACGGGCGCGTGTCGCGTCGCTACGAGTCGAGCACGGGTCAGATCACGATCTTGCCGGAGTGGCTGGATCTCCTGACCCCCGCGACTGCGACGACTGGTGGCGCGTTCTCGATCCGCCCGACATCGACCCCGGACACGTATGCCGCCCGTGCAGAGCGTGCGTGCGCGGCTGGCTACGAGCGGCGCTGGTGATGGACCTCGGCGCAGACATCGCCGCCGCTCTCCCAGAGTTGCGCGATCAGGCCGTGTCGATGATGCGCGACTTCTGCACGATCACCCGGCCCAGCGCTGGTGAGTGGGATGAGGCCAGCGGCATATACGTCCCGCCCGGCGCTCCGGTCACCCTCTACTCCGGCCCCTGCCGTGTCCGTCGCCCCAACGTGGCCGAGCGCGAGGCCCTCGCCGGCGACGCGGACTGGACCCTCATGGGTGCGATCCTCTCCATCCCGGTCGATGGGACGCCCAACGACATGCTCGGCGCGAACGTGCATATGGACCACTGCGCAGGAGACCCTGCGCTGACTGGCCGGGACCTCAAGGTCACCGGCCCACACTCGCAGACCGACGCGACCGCGCGTCGTCTGCGGTGTGTCGAGGTGGCGCGGGCGTGAGCCTGGACTTCGGCGACGTCGAGGCGTTCGCGAAGGATCTTGATCACCAGGGCGCGAAGGTGATCCTCGCGCAACGCCAGGTCATCAAGAAGGGCGCGCTCAACGTCAAGAAGCGCCTCCAGGCTGAGGCGCAGGGTGTCGCCCACGCTCCCGGATTCCCCCGCTCGATCACGTTCGACGTCGAGATGCAGGGGGCCGAGATCGTCGCGGATATTGGCCCAGAGAAGGGCGGCGCGGGCTCTCTGGCGCTGCTGTATCTGGGCAACTCCAAGACCGGCCCCCGCCTGCCTGAGCCCATGCTCGCCGCAGACGCTGAGTCCGAGGTTATGGCCGACTACCTCGGGAAGGTGGCTGAGGACATTGGCTGAGGATGTCGTCGAGCCC